CTCTCAGAGAACGAGCAACTCTGGCCATGTTTTGTTCGGGTGTGGCTCTATACCCACTTCCTATTGGCTTATTCTAATTATCGGCAATTTTCGCCCTTCCATCTCTCAGAGAACGAGCAACTCTGAGACCCGCGATATTCGCATTAGCCTTAGACTAAGCCAGCGCCACCCAGCAGTCCTTCCCTATACCTGACTGGGCCCAACTTCATAGCCGCCTCAGGGTTGTTCATAAAGAAGCTGTAGAAAGATGGGCTCATGACGCGCAGATTCAATTTGTCTGCAACCGCGCGCCAAAACTGAGAGTGCTGGGGAGAATTGGCATAAATGCGCAAATACGCTCCCACAACCTGCTCCAAATACTCCTCCTTTTGGTGGAGGAAGTTCCACAAATGTTTTTGCGGATAAATTGGGGTCAGGTCACCGTCCATGTCGAAACCCATGAACTCAAGCTTTGTTGCTGCCTGCTTAATTTTGCAACCAAAGCTTTGCACTCTCTGTATGTAGGCTTGGGGGTCTGCCGGTTTCTCCTGGATCACATCGTCACCTGTGACTCGCTTCTTGCAAGGAAGACGTCCCACTGACAATTGGGCTGCCATGTCGATCAGGTCCTGGGACAAAGAATTGTCCGAGATAGTAGGGACCAAGCCGGACTTCATAAGCCCGGCTGTCGTCTGCTGGTAGACGTGACCGCTTGCTAGCAAAAGCTTGCTGCTGCGGTAAGCATCGTCGTACAACCAGTTAACCACCCGAAACCAGCGCTGCTGGTCATGGGTGTGATCGAAACGTGTCAGCCGCACACGGAGCTCTCGGCAGGCCTGGTAAACCCAGCCAGGAGAATTCCAGTCCCACGCTTTCTTGTCGGTGGCCCATGTTATCTTAGTCTTCTTGCAAGACTCTTTGAAACGAAGCCATGACCCGGCGAAGAAAGGTTCTCCATAAGCCAGTGGTATGAATGGTTGCTCCCTGAGGAATGCTTCCTCAAGGTGTCCCATGGCCATGTGCCAGGCAATCTGAACTGGAAGAGAGGACGCCATGATAAGGCGCCAACGCCGGGCCAAAGATTTTTCCTCTTTGTGAGGCTCGGGCTTAATGAACACTTTGAAAAAGTGTTCATACTCCAGTTCAAACACCTGTTGCACCATCATCCAAAGCTGTTCAGCTTTCATGGGGTCGGGGTCTAAAATAGACCCTGGGTACAACCAATCACCTATGGTGGAGGCTTGCTTGCAAAGGGGCCAACCTGGTGAACTTGTGCGATCCAATTTCCGGAGAGTTTTGTCAAAATGGCTGCGAGTGTCCCATCCCAAGGGCAACTTGCGGATGCAGGATGAGTAAGTCTGCTCTGCTTGATACAAAATCATTGAGAACAGCCGCTCATCCGGCTCCACGTAAGTCTTCAAACTTGCGTGACGAGCGACCGACTGGGTGTAGAACGAGTCCCATTGGTCTTTAGCTGTAGTCGGCGGAGCCGTGAGTTTATCAGCTTCTTCAAACGCTTGTTTGATGGGTCCTGGGGCCGTCGGTCTGAGCTCGGCGAAGACTCTGGCAACGCGCTCGTTTGGCACGAGCTTGTTACCAGCTGTGGCTGTCGGTGCAAGCACTCGATAGAGGGTCCAGCCCGGGACCGCTGTCCCGGGCTTTGGAAGTTTAAAGCTTCCGAAGCACATTCTTCAACATAGTCATCAGAGCTATAGTCGGCGTTTTCCCAACGGGCTTCGTAATCCCTAAACTTCTTGGCATCAACCACATGATAGTGGCTGTTGCCGTGGACTCTCACAATCACCTTGTCCCCAACTTCCTGGACATAATAGTCCGGATCGTCGGAGTTGAAGAGCCTTTCCATGAAGGCATCCTCAGTATCTTCTTCCGTGTACTCCAGCGCTATCTTTGCAAGCGCATAGAGATACAATATCTCAAACCCTCCGTTCCGCATCCCCCCGTGTATGTGGATGCCGTAGACCTGGCTTCCACTAACATAGGGGGCCCCACTATATCCGCCAGCTGTGGTGGCGGCATAAGTGACATGACCAATGCCATGGTGGGGATTCACAACCGGCGACAAAATTCCGGTGGTACCCTTGCCGGCTAATCCAGTCACAGAGACTGCGACGGACTTACCCGGCAAGGGGGAGAAATTGGCGACTTTGACACCCAACAACCCGAAAGTTTTCTCAGGCACGAGGAGCAGGGCGGCGTCGGCGGCTAGTGGGATGGGGGAATAATCTCCCAATCTCACTTGCTTTGAACCCTTGATCAGCCACAAAGGCTGCTCAAAGGACAAGTTGTGGGCAGCAGTGAACAGGACATGGTTACATCCCACCAGTCCTCTCACGCCAGAACCAACTTTAACCAAAGTCCCATCGGGACTCTCAAAAGCAATGGCCACTTGACACGCCGGCTCGAGAGCCGGCATTTCTGCCGACCCCGCTACCAGGCTCTCCTGACTAAGGGGCTTGAGCAGAACACGCCTACGGCGGTTCTTACAAGCCCAAAAACCCACAGCAGCGGCCCCGAACAAAGCCACTGCTATGGTTTTCTTTCTTTCCAAGCCCATCTCGAGAAGCTGCTCGTAGAATGTCGGAGGAGCAGGTGGACTCTTTAGAGAGTCATACGCCTGAGAGGCGATTTTGCCTACCTGGTAGGCCGCTGCCCCCGCGAGCGCCGATGCTGCCATCGGCACGACTTGAACGCTGTTCCTCATCATGGACAGCATTGTCGGGTGGATTTCAAAAATCGTTTAAAAGAACGTAAGCAGTTTAATTTATAACGCGCAAAACCAGAGACGTCTTTT